TGTTTAAATCCTTCAAAAAACCTATCTATAGTATCTTGACTTTCTTTATATAAATTTTTAGAAATATCAAATACACTCCACGACTTTAATTTATTTAATAACATTAAATCATTTTCAAAAACCTTATCAAATATAGTGTGAGTGAATATAGTTTCACTATCTTCATCGTACATATCACATTCTTCAATATTAACTGTGTTTTTATTAGCATTTATAATACGATTATAAAACATTTTTGTAATCTCTTCTTCATTTAATTTTGGAGAAGTATTAAAATTTGCAGGAAAAGTATCAATATAAAAATTTTCAGTATCGACTTTTAAATTTAATACATCAGGATATGTAAATCCATCTATAATATTTCCGTCATCATCTCTTTGTAAATAATCATGATAATAACCAGTTGCAGACCTTTTACAATCATCACAAAAACAAGCATTATGTTTAGGAAAAATACCATCACCCATCGGTCCCCAAGATGTTATTTCAAGATGATTTAAAGGTACCAGAAATTTTTTGTTCGTTTTAAACTTAAATTCGGTTGAATATCCATATTTTTCAAAAAGTTGTCTGAGTGTAAGCATATTTGTTTTATATTTGTTTTTAAAATTGATAATTAAAATCATTTTTTTAGATTTTAATTAACTTAATTATGTCGACAATAATTAAAAGATTTAATAGACAATTTAACAACCAGAGAAATAATATTGACCTTAACAATTATTTTAATATTAATATAAAAAATTGTATATTGAAATTAGATTACATTAAAGATAGAAAATCGAAATCAAAGAGAAAATCGAAATTATAATTTAAAAACTTGAGTTGTACACTAATAATGAATATACAAAAAGAAAGTACTGATGAAATCGAAAATCAAATTAAAGTTCAAATGAAAAGAGCTTTTTTTAATTTAATTGATGATACTGTGAATTCAGAAAAACCAGATTATGTATGGATTACGAATCTTTATACAGAACTTAGAGATCGTTTATGTTGTTTTACATTAAAAGATTCCAAATCCTATTTAAAAATTATTGAAGAATTTGATGTAGAATTATTTAATCAGATGATAACAAATGATATATTTGATCAAAATTCTTTTTTTAAATTAGTGAATAATACATTTGGGTGGATTGAAAAACTTCAGGCTCCTATGAGAGATGAATCTACAAGAGAATCAAAAAATCGAGTTTTATCATCTGAACCTAAAATTTTTATTTCAACTTTTCTGAAAGAAATTCACACCTGTCTGGATAATCTTGAACTTGATATGGAAAATTATTTTAGATCATATGATACTAAATTCTAAAAAATTTTATAAGAAATTTTCTTATAAAAACAGAATACAATTTATTTATATTCTCGATAGTCTATTAATAATTCTTCGCCTATATTTATTTGTCTAGATGCCCTAAAATTTAGCATAGTTGATTGATTATCATATATTATTTTTAAATTAGGTTTTTCTGAATTATTCAAATAGAAACTAATATCATTTGCGTTTAGACCTTTGTAAGGAATACCCCAAAAGTCATCATCGTCTGATTTTACATAAAAATCAGATATCATTTTAATGACTGCAGAATCCATTTTTTGTACTTCTTCATCTGAAATATTTAGAATTCTTTGGATGAAATTTTTGTGATTGGTAATATGAAAAGGATTTACCCCTTTGGGAATATTTTTTATTGCAAAGACACCAACACCGCCGTGAGAATCAGGTTTCAATCTACAGTATGTGTCATTTTTTAAATTTTTATAATTAAAGCTTTCTTCATAACTTTTTTTAATACATGTGAATATATTAAAAAAAATAAAAAATTAGTTTCTACATTTTTTGTATACTGCATTTTCATCGTATGTATCACTATATTGGGTTAAATACATTCTACATTCTGAATTTTCTGAATTGAACAATTCTACTCTTTGAAGATTTTGTACGAATAATTCAAACCCATAATCTGTTTCGGGTTTATCATGAATTTGACGATAATTATCATATTGTCTTCTTAGTTCACCCATATTAGTCAAGTATGCATTAAATTTTGAAAAAGATAGAATTGTAATTAGAGTTGAAATAATTAGCTTGAACATTATTATATTTTTTAATATACAAGTTTTAAACCTTTAAATTACATTTTATATTAAAAACTTGTTTATGTATTTTAATAAGTCGTGTGGTATACCACCTTTCTTTACTATATCAAATAAACAAGTGTAAATTTTTAATTCTTTAAGAAATATGGATTTTTGTTCTAAATTACATCCATATACTGAATCAAGTAAACATTCGTTGCAAACAGAAATTTTATTATAACATTTAGAATTTACAACCCAATTATAACCGGATAATAATTTTATTCTGTACAATTCTGAATTATAAGGAGGGTTGGAATATTCTTCGTCATCAAACACTAAATATGATTCATTCCATAAACAAATTTGACAATATTCCAACATTTTTTATTTTATTTTTTAAATTATATATTTTCTTTAAATAAAAAATGAAAACTAATCAATTCTATTGTGTGAAATGTAGGGATAAAGTTCAATTGCAAGACTCAAATATAACTTGTGCAACTCTTAAAAATAAACGACCTGCTCTTAGAGGAAAATGTTCTACTTGTAAAACAAACGTGTGTAAATTTATAAAAGCATCGGATGAACAGAAAATGAAAAGTAAATTCCGTAGATCCTCATCGAAGAAGTCCAAGAAGAGATCTAAGTCAGTAAAGAAATCCAAATCTAAGTCTAAGAAGAGATCTAAGTCAGTAAAGAAATCCAAATCCAAATCTAAGAAGAGATCTAGAAGTCGTAAATAAATTGAAAACACAATTTTCTACACTTTTTTTCTATTTATAAGAATAACTAATAATACTACTATGATTATTATTAATATAATCATAATAGTTAACATAATACTAAAACTAAAATTATTAAACAAAAAAGTATGATTTATAGTCGAATAAAACATTCGATTTGTTAAAATTTTATTTTTAGTTCCAACAATATTTATTATTTTTTTTTGAGCAAGTAAACCAAGAAACGCATCAATATGACATTCAATTGGATAAAAATATTCAATAATTTTTTTTATAGCACTTTTTTTTATAATATAAGAATGTGTGCCAAAAAATGATAAGACTTTACAATATTTTTCTCGACATCTGAGATTTGTTTTAATAGTACTAGTATTTACAATGCTAAAATTTTCTTTAGTAATAAAATCTTCGTCATCTCTTTTTTGCAAAGAGTCGACTAAATAAATATTCCAATTACCACCAATATTATCAATTATATCAGATAATTCTTTTTGAACAGCATCCAAATCATTATTATAATCAAATGAAGAATCATCTTCTAAAACAAACAAATATTCATCATCGATTGAATTATTTTTTTTTAAACTAAGTTTTTTAACTTCTTCTTTTTCATCAGAGTCTAAATAATTTAAATAATCGTCATGTATTTTATCGTTTAAAAAATAACACCATAAAAAATAATGACTTAAACTGCACCCGATAGCACCAATTGAATTTATTTCTTCATTCATATTTCTACTATTAAAAAATATTTTAGATTGAGTCATTAAACTAATCTTTTTTTTAAATTCTTCATTATCAGCGTATTTTTTAGCATTAACAGCAGGAAATCTTTGAATATTTTTTTCATATTTTATAAAATGTTGTTTTCTATCTAAACTATCTTTTAAGTTTATATAAAATATATTCATATTTCTTAATTGCGGAACCATAATAATACTTATTTTTTATTATTTGAAATATTATAATTATTTTTGTTTTTTGTTAAATAAAGTTTCAGTATTTATGACATTTTTTTTTGTATCATATTTACAATTTTCTTCAGGACAAGAAAATGTTCATTTTTATGACTATTTAAAAGATGTGTTTTTAAGTCACCTTTTCTTTTTGTCTCATAATCACAATCCTTTTCTTCGCAATAAAAAATATCACCCGTTCCGATACTGTGAACATTCCAAAGATGTATTTTTACATCATTTTTAATTTTTGCTTTAAAATTACAACATTCTTCCATGCAAAGAAAAATCTGACCTTTACCTAAGTCGTGAACTTGCCATAAATGTTTATTCAAATTACTTTTATCATTAGTTGAGTAAGAGCAATGATTTTCAACGCAATTAAATTTTTTCTTTTCAAGATCCATTTCCATTTTAATTTTAATTATTTAAATTATTGTAAAAATCAATTTCTTATATAAATAGAATTTAAACTGTTATCAACCTTTAATTAAATATAATAGCTTAAAGACTTGACAACTGTAATATAATATGTACCGAAATTATATTAAAACTTCTTTAGAAATCGATAAATTGAAAGAAATTAACAGAAACGCGCCTGAAAATGTGAAGTATTGTAATTTTTTTTGTCAAGATTTTAGAGATAAACAAATTTTTGGTAAACAACGTTCTTATTGTAAAGATTGGACTGTAAAAAATTGGAAAAAAACCACGAAGTTATTGTTGAGATTGACTTGAAACAACTAATAGTTGATGCTGAAACGTGCATGTCATTCATGAATATTCAGAAAACAATACTAACAACTGACATAATTTTATTTTAATACATAAATTATTTGTATTAAAATATTTCAAACCACATTAGCATCTATAATATTATTTTCAGTTTCCAAATCGACCACTTCATCTATAATGTTATTTTCACTTATAATTTCTTCACTAGTTTTTGTTTCTTCCAACTTTTTCATAAAAATTTCATGTGTTTTACTTTTTCGATGAGCCGATAAAGATCTTTTGCAAATATCTAAACCACATTCACATGTAACTTTGGGATTTCTCGCACGATCTTTGGCGCGTATTTCTTCTATATTTTTTTCATAATACTTTTTTCGTTGTTGAGTAATTTTCTCTTTATTTTCTTCGTTATATAATTTTTGTTTCATTGCAATTTCTTCTTTATTTTCGCGATAGTATGCAGCATCTCTTTCTTTATATTCTTCTTTATGTGCTTCTTTGTATATTGCTTTTTGCGCCTTAATTTTGTCTTCATTTTCTTCTCTATATTTTTGGTTGTATATTTGAACTTTATCGACATTTTCTTCGTACCATGCTTTATTTTTTTTATTAATTTCTTCCTTATTTTCTTCATAGTGTTGTTTCTTGTATTCTTTTATGTACTCTTTATTGGCTTCATAGTACTCCTTATCTTTATCGTCGGTTAGTCTTTCAATAACAACATCTTCATCTACATCATTGAACCAATCACATGCTTCATCAACAACCTTTGTAAATAAAGAAATTTCCCGGTCTTCAGGTAATATAAACCTATCTCGATTTGCTCTTTCTCGATATCTATTAAGTTTATATAATATAATTTCTTCAATTAGCGACATTTGCTTTGTATTTTTACATTCTTTTTGATACACAACCACATGCTCTGCATTTTTATTATATTGAGATAGTCTATTAGCTAAGCTGATAGCCTTTCCTACTATAAAAGTTCTCTCTCGTTCAAGATACTCATTTGTAATTACATATATAACATTTTTACCATGTTCAGAGCGTTCTCCTTTTTTGCAATTTTTTAATTCCAAAAGTTTTATTCGCTTATAATTTTTTTCTTCATGAATTTCAAAAATTACTTCTTTTTCTAAAAGCTTTTCTTTTGTTTCTAAAAGCTCATTTTCTTTTTGCTCAAGCTCTTCTTTTGTTAGAAACAGATCATTTTCTTTTTGTTCAAGCTGTAGTCTTAACTCATTAGATTCTTCATTTATTATTTCGTGTAAAGTTTCCTCAAGTTTAATATAATATTCATGTATTTCATTTGCTTTTGAAGTGTTTGCTTTCAAACACATTTTCTTGAAAGTTTTAATATTGAGCAAAATTTTTTCCTTTGGTCTTCCGGCTTGAGAATATTCCCTCATTTCAGGGAATATTTTTTTGTAATCTTTATCTATTTTGAAATATTTTTCCAGTAAATCTTTACCTTTATCTTTTTTTGTGTAACCTAACCAACTCCATATATCATCTAAATCGATAACAAAATCATCCGATTTATAATTTAAATAGCAGTAAAAGCTTGAAATAAATAATTTCTGTTCATCTGTGGAGAAACTATCCTTTAATTTGTTAATTAATTTACCTTGATAAGGTTTAGATAGCCTAGTATTAGGATTTTCCTCTATAAGTTTGACGATATTAATTGACTGAGACATTTGTTTTTATTAGTATTTTCATTTCTTTAAGCCATTATTTTTATTTTTCTGGAAAAAATAAAAATCTATTGTATTACACTAAAACTCTGTTTACATGAACAAATGTTCATATACTTTAATTAGAAAATGGATTTAATCGAATGGATCTGTATACTCTTCGTTGAATCTATCTTTATGAAATTGATGATATTCGGGACTACCAAATTTCCAGCCTTCTGGAACAGGAGTCGCTTTATACCAATACACGCAATCTCGCCAATCATTAGTCTTTGTTTGATTTGAGATGTACATACAACAAAAGTCTGTTGTAAGAGCATCCATCAATGTGCAAAATAATGAGAAATCTGGTATTATAGAAGCGTAGTTCTCCCATATAGACTTGCGGTTTTTCAGTATTGGCTCTCTAAGTACGAAAACGCCATCCACATTGGTTCTTATAACTGGTTTCACATCCATTGCATATTGAAGCGAAACAATGTACCAACAAGCCCAATGGCGCCCTCTTTTGAAAATTCCTTGTTGTAAAGGTGTATTGAATACTCGAGTGTCATCGGTGCAATCATCCAAAATGCAAACACACCAAGGATTAGGTAAATGTTGTTTTGCAATTTTTTGACGCCGAATAAAGCTTTTTAACTGGTCTTCATTGTACTCATTGAAAACAAAAGTACTGGGCATAATTTTACGAAAAAAACCATTAGAGTCTTCTGATCCTGAAAAAACTATACCTGCTGGGAAAATATGTTTTTTAGCGTATAACAGACTTGCAATAATTGTGGATTTTCCAGTATTTCTCACAACATCACAAGTTCCTAGTAAGAATCGATGATTTCCATCTAAAGTAAAACCAAAATATTCACCCTCTCCTTGTGATTCAATTTCAAAACTTGTTTCTAGTACATTATCATCATCATTTGACTGTTGAAAATCCACAGAATTTTTGAATGGTATCAAATTAAGATTTCCAGATATCAAACAATATTCTGTTAAAGTATCAACACAGAATCCTAAAGTTCTGGCTAAAAATACAATATCATTAAATAAGAGTTGTTTAGTATTTTTATATTTCAGAGAATTATTTTCAATACTATATTTATTTTCTAATAAACCAGCCAGTAATTGAAATCGTTTTGTTCTAGTATTTATTATATAATTATAGGGTAGACGAAAATCTTTCACTTCATAATTTGAAAGTACGCTACTTAAATATAAACCAAAAAAATATGGATCATGTAAAGTTTTCTGTTCTTGAAATTCAACAGCATTTCTAAAAATTTTCATTTTATCCTTAAAATCTTTGGATTCTTTTAGATAATTTTCAACACTAATTTCAATTATCTCATCTTTTTTATCATTATAAGATAATGATGATCTTAAAACTAGTTTATGTTGTTTATTAACAGTGTAAGATTCTCCAGTTTGTGGAATTATTTTAAACATTTCATCGAAATTGTGACAGATTTCCTCAACATTTCGAGGTGTTGAATCATCTCCCATAACAATATCGCCAACTTGAACATTCTCAACATTTTTTATTTCTCCGTTGTACATTAAAATTGGTGTTTTTCTTGTGAAACAACCAGGCTTCCCTATTACAAAAGTTTTGCTTCCACCAAAAGATTCTGTTTCAGTTAAAGCGTCAGTATTTGGAGCTATAAGTTCTGAATTAAATTCTTTTACATAAAAGGTATTATTACTTGGACTATTAGATGTCATTTTTAATAAATATTTAGGTTTTTTTAAATAGTATAAAAATTTAAATGAATTCCAGAAATTGTGGTTTTATAAAATTATGACTTCGGTAAATTTAAAATTAGTCTATAATATTTAAATTCAATAACCAAATTCTTGTACTTATTATTTTTAAAATTTATATTTTCTAGTATATAATAAAAATGGATAAAGAACAAAAGAAAAAATGTGCCAAAGGATATCATTATCATCCTAAACATCCAAAATCGGATGAGAATGGTTGTATGAAAGATGAAGATATGAAAGAAAGTTTTGGTAGTATGTCAATTTATAATGCGGTAAGATGCTCAAGTAATCGTAGATTAAATAATACAACCAGTTATATTGGTGTTTAAAAAAGTTATTTTATTACTACTTTAGTAATAAAAATGAAATATATTTGTTTTTTTTTAAATATTTAAATGACGCATCTGCAATTTGGACAAGAACCTCTTTCTAAAATTTTTGGATAACAATTTGTGCAGAAATAATGACAGCATTCTAATGGAATGCATTTAATATTGTTTTCTAGACAGACACAGCATTCACTCATATGAAACATTAAGTTGCATTTATTGATGTATTTAATAACATCGAAATCGTTTGTAATTTCCTTAGGAATTTCGTTTAAATTTGTAGAAATTTCTACAAAAATTTGATATTGTTCAATAGATGATTTGAAATCTTCTAAACAATAATATAAATTTTTCAATAGATTTTCTCTATGTTCTTTTGATTGTATCGTTGATAAAATTTTTTTAACATATCCCAATGAAGTTTTGTAATCATCGTTTTCGATATTAAGACAAAGAATATAAGAATTCATTACATTTGAAAAATTCCACTGTGAATTCATAATCGTTTTATCGTCGAATTTTTCAGCAAATAAATCAAAATATTCTTTCATTTCATCAAAATTATCTTCATGGTATTCGTTGTAAGTCATTAAAGCCATAATAAAAACGTTTTCAAGTTTCACTCCTTCCAATGCATAATTTCTGCATTTGTCATAATTACGTTCTTTTTTTAAATAATGTAGGGTTATTTCAATTAACGCCATCTCAGTCTCGATCCGCTTTTCTATCATATGTTCTAATATTTGAATTTTTTGTTTATATTTACGATCTTTGTCATATTTAAAAACTAAATCATACAAAAATTTTTCTGGATTTTTATTTAAAATAATATCTAATAATAGATCTTCTTTACAAGTTGAAATAATAACATTTTGTTTTTTAACAACTTGTTCAAGTTCTCTAATTTTATCCGATCTATCGCGAGCTACTTTATTATTATGTAAAATAATTGCTTTTCTAACTTTTTTTAAAAAATCTCTACGATCAGATGTCTTTTCAAGTTTTAAATGTGATTCAAAATAACAAACTATTCTAAATGAGTCATAAGTAATACAACTGTTACCATTTCCATCAGATAAAATTATATTCGGATAACATTTAGTACAAAACTTTTCAATATCTTGAACATTTAACGAATTATTTTTAATTCGAGCAAAAACTTCTGCATAATCACTAATTTGTTTAACACTCATCATTGTTTATATAATTATATTTTCACTTATTATTTAAATTAAAAAAATCAATTATTTCTTTTCTAAAGACTTGCTGGATGAATTTTTTCAAAGGTATCTTTTTCTATTTTAATCTTGCATTTTTCAAAGTAACAGAGTGTGAAAAAAATAAAAAGAATAATAAAAAGAAGAATCAAGTACATTTTTATTTAAATAAAAGATAAATATTTAAAGAATATATTAGTTTTTATTTAAATATGAACAATATAAGTAGAGAAAGTTTTCTTCAAATTTTACATGAAAACTACAGGTTGAAAAATGAATTGGAACATTTAAAAAATGAAAAATCTTTTAACGAATTTAAAATAACAGTGTTGGATCAAATTAAAATTTTAACTGATAAAATAAGTAAATTAGAATACAAGATAGATAATGAAACAGAAATAATATATAGTACTGAAAGTCTTTCTTTAGAAAAAATAAAAAGATTGATACATAATGAACTTGTAAAAACGAAAAATAAAATAGCTATTTCAAAAATAATATATGACTATCAAAACTGTGATTCTTACGAAGATTTTTTTATAGATAATATACCAAGCTTGGAAATAAAATGTAATGGAATACAAATTTCATTAGATAATCTAACTGATTACATTTGATAATTCAAAAAAAAATATTGTTTTCATGATGTCGTATTATCGCATTTATATTTTCCACAGAATTGTCGCGGATTACCACGACCCATATTACAACCACATTGACAACAATACCATGTATTTTCTAACGGATCATAACCATAAATCTTTTTTTTTAAATAAGATGTTATTAAAGGTTGATTTTTTTTAATAGGCGAATTCTTTCTTCTCATTTGTGTTTTTAAAATGAAATTCAAAAAAAAATATTTTAAATTCAATTTTCAATTTAAAAAAAAATGAAAATGTAAAAAAAATATAAAATAAAATTAGAATGAATCCGATAAATGTTTTATTATTAGGTCCGATCAACGTTGGTAAAAGTGTATATGTAAAAAGAATAAATACCGGAGAATTCAACAAAAATTATGATGCAACAAAATCATTTGAAACAACTAAGATAAATTTTTTGACAAATAAAGGATCTTTAGACATTTTCGTTCATGATTTTTCAGGTGAAACTGATGTAGATAAAGAATTTTCAACTTTTAAAAATATTGATATAGATTGTATTTTTGTAATGTTTGATTTAAGTAACGAAGTAACGTTTAGTAAAAGTTTAGAAATTATACGTAAACTGAAGAAAAATTTTAACGATCAAGATTTTGATTCGCTTTTCAAGGTAATGATTGGTAATAAATACGATTCAAAACCAATGAAAATTAATCAACAAAAGGTAGCTAAACATTTGACTATAAAAAATGTGTATGGGTTTTTTCAATATTATCCAATTTCAGCCAAAAGTTGTTTTAATTTTCAATTACCGTTTTTACATGTAAGTAAAAAAATTTATGGACATGATATAATATTTGAGGACGATGTCATAGATTTTGAAGACGATAAATTTGATTACATTGAAAATGACAATTACAATTTAAATTCAGGTATAAAAAATTGATTTTTATATTTTTTTTCTTCTAATTTAATCAGATTATTAAACCCAAAACATGTCTGAAATTTCAAAACTAATCACCAAATATATCGAAGAATTTGTTCTATCTTGTGACAAAGAAAATAAAAATGACATTATGAAGGACTTTAAGTCAAAAGAAAACAAGAAAAAATTAGATGATTTTATAGCATCTAATAACATTAAAAAAAAGAAAAATAAGTCTGACAAAGATGAGGATAAACCAAAGAAGCCATTGACTCCATATTTTCTTTATGTGAAGGAAATGAGAAATGATGTAAAAATTGATTCTGGTATAACAGATAATTTGGAGATAACAAAGGAATTGTCAAAAAGATGGAATATTTTGAAGGCAAGTGATTCAGATGACTTTAAACGATATAATAATATTTCTGAAGAGCATAAGAAAGAGTATATTTTGAAAATGCAAGAATACAAACATAGTCATGGTATAGTCGAGAAACCTAAAACACCATTTCAACATTTCAAAGAAGAAAATACTCAATCGTTGAAATCCGAATTTCCTGATATCACCAAAAAAGACATTCATCGCAAACTTCAGATAAAGTGGAAGGAATTACAAAGTGAGAAATGTGATACTATTAAAAAATATATAACGTTGGCTAATACTGATAAGGAAAAAAACGATTCAAATAAAAACGACGAAGTTGTCGTAGAATCAGAAAAAGAAGATGAAATTATCGAAGAAGAAGAACAACCTAAAATCGCAATCAAAAAGAAGAAAAAGGATTCTACCTCTTCAAAGAAGAAAGTAAAGGAAAGTTCTTCTTAAACTTTTGGTAGTATTAGATTTTTAATATAATAATTTTGTAACTTGTTTAAAGTTATAAAATCAATAATTATATATTATTATTATAAATATAAATAGGATGAATTTAAAAATTAAAAAAAATCGTTTAAATAGAATAATTGCCATGCGTAATAAAATAATTGACATTTGTAAAAGAAAACGATTTAAATTATTATGCAGTTTTTCAGTACTACTACATGTTTTTGGTGCTAGTTGGGTTTTATATACAATTCTATATGATCCAATTGGTATGAATAACAGTTTAAATTTCGGAAGATATTTAATTGGGTTGGATATTCATAATCACAATATTGAAAGTATTTTAAAATGTTGGCTTTTATCAATACAAGTAAGATATGTTATAACAGATTTTTATGTTTTTTATAATGCCATGTTAAATAAAAGATTGTTAAAACATACTATACAAGTTCATGGAATAGAAAGTCTTGTTTGCTGTTCAATTTTCTTTAACAGAAATGACAAAGATAGTTTTGTATTTGGTTTAATTTGTTTAGGATGGAGTTTAATGTGGTATGTGTCAGATAAAATTATCGAATATTTTTAATACAACGGAAAAAATGAGCTTAGCTGGAATTTCTTCATGTTATATACTATTATTCTTATATAATTTTTATATAAGAATATTTTTAGACTTCGTTCACCTCAGGAATTTCATCTAAATTTATAGTTGGTGGTTTCATTTTCTTTTTATTTAAATTTGGTTGATTTTGAGAAGAATTGCTATTCATACTATTGATCATTCCCATCAAATTACTTCCTGTCCTTTTCATAATCATCTTACTGATTATAAACAGAACCGCGTTCATTACTATCAAACCAAGTAATCGAATCTCAACAGGCCATTTAGATCCTTGGGGCATGTAAGATTTTTCTCCAAGTTCTATCAAAAGTTTTTCATAAGAGTTCATTGACATAATCTGTTGTTGAGTGAAACCTTGCATATCAAGACCTAAATAATTTCCTAATATATATTCACAAACCATGAAACCTCCAATTAAATAACTTTTATAACTATCAACCGACGAATCAAGTGACAATCTTCTAACTGTTGAATCGTATGTCTTTTTCATAGTATTATAATCAGAATGAATACTAAATTCTGGAATAGTTGCATTTGGATACGATTTTTTTAATAGATCTATCTTAAACATAAGTTCTCGTTTAAGATCTTCCTCTTGTTGCTCATTATAAGTTGTAGAAAGATCACGTAGTTCTTTTTTTCTTACTATTCCTGCCTTATTGTCAATTTCCGATAATGCAGGTGGTATTTGAATATCATTTTGTTTTCTATAATGTTCAACACTTTTATAATTAGAAGAACTTCTCTGTCTGCTATATTTATCAGATCTTCTCTGTGATAATTTATCTTCATCTTTATCATTTAAAAGTTCTTGTAATCTGTCGGAAATGTCACTTGATGGAGATTTGAAATTATCTTCTTTTTCTCTATACTTATCGTCTTCGTCATCCTTATATTTGTTGTCATAATCCTTATATTTGTTATCATCATCCTTATATTTGTTATCATCATCCTTATATTTGTTATCATCATCCTTATATTTGTTGTCTTCATCCTTGTATTTGTTGTCTTCATCCTTGTATTTGTTGTCTTCTTCCTTATATTTGTTATCTTCTTCCTTGTATTTATTGTCGTCATCCTTGTATTTGTTATCTTCTTCCTTATATTTATTGTCTTCTTCCTTATATTTATTGTCTTCTTCATATTTAAAAATGTCATCGTGCTTAGAATTTTCTCTAATTCTATCATTTTGTTTGTCGTCTGATTTATTTTCATCCAAATATTTATTCAATCTAGATTCAAAATTATCATCATCGTTTTCTTTTACAGAATTATTTTTGTATTGTTTTTCTTTTTTTTCAATGTTGGTAGTTTCGTAATTTTTTGAATAATCTTCCGAGGGTATGTAATCAGTGTTTACCAAATTATGTTTTATTTTTGTCTTGTTTTCTAAAAGTTCTAAATAGAGTCTTGGCATTCTTGGAAAAACTTGCAATTTATTTAAAGCCTGTTTTTCATCTGGATTTAATGGAACTTTAACAACTTTTATGTTTTGTTTTGTCATTTTAATAAAAGATTTTGAGTACTTTAAGTATCTTATTTTTAAATTGGCAATATTTTTACAACCAAGAAATTATTAAAAAAACATATAAAAAATATTTAATTATAAATAAAACAATGACTTTTAATTATCAAGAAAAATTAGAAATTAATAAAAATAGCTCTGTAACATATTTGATAAAAAAGTTGCGTGAAGAAGGTATAAATCGTGCACCAAATTCAAAACAAAAAATGAAATATACATCAATTAAAAATTTAACTTCATCAGATTTGGCAAAAGTTTTAACAGACGTTCAAGAAAAAAAGGAGAAAGGTATGAAAAACAAAATCGATAGATTAACACTTGAAAATTGGGGTTCTAGAGATACATTTGTTAAATACATTACAAAAAATAATTTATTTAAAGGTACAAAAACATCTCTTGTAAATTCAAATCTTGATAAACTTAAAGATATTATTTTAAAGAAACATGGAGGATTATCGCCAAGAAAAAGCCCTATGTCATCGCCAAGAAAAAGCCCTATGTCATCACCAAGAAAAAGCCCTGTGTCATCACCAAGAAAAAGCCCTGTGTCATCACCAATAAAAAGTCCTGCAAAATATGAAATAAATCCATCCACTAATAAAAAAAGAAAATCATGTAAAAAAAATCAGATAAGAAATCCAAAAACAGGAAGGTGTAATATTAATAAAAACTATAGAAGTCCTGTGGCATCATCAAGAAAAAGCCCTATGACATCATCAAGAAAAAAAAGCCCCGTAAAATATGAAATAAATCCCTCAACTAACAAAAAAAGAAAATCATGTAAAAAAAATCAGATAAGAAATCCAAAAACAGGAAGGTGTAATATTAATAAAAACTATAGAAGTCCTGTGACATTATCACCTTTAAAAAAAAACGGAATGGTCTCATGTAACAAATGTGGATCTTTAATTCTAAAAATTAAATTAAAAAAACACCAAGAATCAAATAAATGTATAAGATCACCGACTTTTAGCATTGACACGCCGATAAAAAGAAAGATAAAAAGAAAAATTATAACTGACGATGATACAGATGATGAAAATGTCACTAAAAGTATTTCTTCAGTTTCAACAACTTTAACACCAATAAAAAGAAAAAGAAAAAGAAAAATTATAACTGACGATGACACAGATGAAAGTGTTTCTTCGCCTAAAAGTATTTCTTCCTCTATAAAAAGACAAAGTGTAATTGAAGACGAAAAAGAAGAAGATGATATGTACTTACAAAATGAAGAAGATAGAGCTGATGAAAAGGAAAAAGAAGAAGATAGAGATGATGAAAAGGAAGAAGATGATATGTACTTACAAAATATAGAAGATAAAGATGATGAAGACGAAAAAGAAGATGAAGAAGATGATATGTACTTACAAAATGCAGAAGAAGAAGAAAAAGATGATGAAGAAGATGATATGTACTTACAAAATGCAGAAGAAGAAGAAAAAGATGATGAAGAAAATGATATGTACTTACAAAATACAGAAGAAAAAGAAGATGAAGACGATGATTTATATATATCTGAAAAAAGTGTATTAGAAGAAGGTGACGAAATTGATGAAGTCGAAGAAATTGATGATGTAAAAGATATTGATTCAAAATTAAACGAAATAAATAATATAGTAGTGAAAGATGAAAACCTTATAAAAAATAAAATTCTACGACATTTGGGTTTGTTATAATTTTTTAAATTTTGTTTAAATTTAAAAATTAGTTTAATCATATTCTTCATCATCGTCATCTTCATCTTCGTCATCTATTTTTACTTCATCTTCGTCATCTTTTATTATTCCGTCAGTGTCATTTTCTTTTTCCTTTATAAATTCTTTTTCAAGTTCTTTTAATTCTTTTTCAAGTTCTTTATCAAGATCTTCGTCATCTTGTTCTTCAAGAATTTCTTCAATTTTATGAGAATTATTCAATATTTTTTCAGATGGTTTAATTTCCATCACAAAAATATTTTCATTGTTAGGAATATTTGGAAAAAACATTTGTTGATTATTCGGAAATTGAGACACTTGATGATCGGATTTTTGTTGAAAATTTGTAGGTAATTTTTTTGTAGAAGTGTTTTTTGATTGCGATTGTTTATCCTTATCTTTTTTTATTTTAACAGAAGACGATGAAAAATTTGTTTTATTATCTTCCAAAGTTTTTCTCATTTCAGACATATTCATATTCATCAAATCAACATTACTCATAATTTTTAGTAAAAGTTGTTCGTGATTTTGTATTACTTGATCCTGTTGTTCAATTTTATTTTTCATTCTTTCAATGTCGTTATTAAGATTTCTAACTTTCAATTGAAAATAAATGCTTATTCCAGTAATTATAACTACCTCAGATACAATGTGTATTATTTGTTGTTTACCAATTGACATTTTTTATTAAATTATTTTTTGTTTTAAACCTCTTTCTTTTAAAAATGAAAATTGATTTTCTAAATTTAAAGATTTATATTTTTCTATAAAATGAGCTCAAAGACCAATAACTTGAAATTTAAAAGATTGAAAGAATATGACACAATATGGCATCCTGAATCAACATTGGTGTTTAAATCAGCAACAGAAAAAATTGTGGTTGGTCGATATGTTGACGGAGTAATGATAAAATTGGATGATGTAACATTAGAAGTATGTAAAGATTGGAAGTTTAAACCCGACGAAACTCTACTAAAAAACGATGATGACGAAGGAGAAGTCTCAGGAGAAAATGATGATGATGACGAAGGCGAAGAAGTCTCGGAAGAAAACGAACAAGAAGTATCAGGGGAAAATGAAGAAGAAGAAGAGGAGGTAGTCGGGGAGAGAATTGAAGAAGAAACAGAAGAAGTCATTGTAAAAGAAAAAAGAAAAGAAGAAGTCTCTGTACAACAAGAATTAAAAGAAGAAGATGATTTTTCCATAAAATTTGTTTTCTTAAATAAATACTTGAACGAATTATCTAGTTCGGTAGATTCGCATAAGAAAAATAGTGAAAAAGAGATTGATATTCTAAAAGATGATCTCTTGAACAAAAATAAAGAATATGATCTCTTGAAAAATAATTATGATCAACTAGAAGATCAGCATACAAAATTAAAGGCTAAGTTTGAAGGTATTAAAAACTTTTTTTCTTAAACACACATTCGTTTTTTATTTAAAATTTTATCGGTTTTAAATAAAATAATTTGCATTATAATTCTTGTCTACATAAAGGACAAGTTGGATTCTCTGAATTTTTCTTGATTATATTTGTAATACATTTTCTACAAACATTATGATTACATTTTGTATTTACAATATTTTGTTCAAAACACACACAACAATTATCCAATATTTTATTATCAATCAGTTTAAATTTTGCCAATCTTCTTTTTTCTAGATCTTTTTTATTTTCATTACAAACTATTTCATCAATAATTTTTGAATAACAAAATTTTACTCTGAAATCATACAAAAGAAATTTTAAAATATTAATTATAACATCATCTACATTAGAACCTACAAATTCTTTTGTAAATAAAGTTATATTTCTTTGCAGTAAAATACCGTTTAATAATAATTGATTATCATACGCATAGCATGTTATAAAAAAATAATAATTTCCATCATCATCTTTTTCATTTTCAAAATATATTATTACATCAATAGACATTCCTTCAAAATCATATCCTACCAAATCATAATGATCACAACAATCATTATTAAACGATTCAAGAATATTATTTTTATATATCTCAAGACATTCATCATCTGAAATATCTACAACTTCCATTTTTTTTATTTTATTGATATTACTTTTTTAAGCTTTTATTATACATAATTCGTTATAAAATAAGACCATATAAATGCACATAAAAAAGCAGTAAATCCCAAGGTTAAAAGTCTACAAGAAAATGAATTCATTCCACTCATAAAATTCATTGATTCATATTGTCCATAAAATTTATCATCACCGTAATAAAATGAAGCTATTAAAATTAAAAAAATTATAATAAAAATTGTTTGTTCATCCATTTTTTTATTATAAAAGAAAATGAATTTTTCAACGATTAAAAAATTTTTAAAAAATTATCGTGATAATTCAAATGTTTTTTATTTACAAAATCTTTGCATGAAATAAATATTTAATGATTCTATTTCTGAATTCATATAATGAAAATTATTATTTCCATCTGTAAATTGAAATTCAATTTAAAAAATAAGTCTGTGATATATAAATGTCTAATTTTCAAAAAAAATTAAAAGGAAATTATGGGTTAGGTACATATTTTTGTAGTTGGAGTTCTAACTGGAGTTCAACAGGATCTTCTTCGGATTTATGTAACATAGACCCTAATATAAACATTGTTTATTTAAGTTTTGTAACACCTTCATGTTCTTATGAAAAAAATTCAAAAAATTGGATTGGAACTGGTTTAGATTTTTCATCAGAATTTCAAGTCATTCAAGAATCCATTAAAAAATTACAAGAACGTGGTGTAATTGTCATGCTTTCTGTCGGAGGTGCAACATTTACTTTTGATGTTTTCAATCCTATAAATATTTCTAATTTAGTTATCGATTTAGGATGCGATGGGATTGATTTAGATTGGGAAGATGTTCAAGGTATTGCAGCATCATCAAAACTTGGAAAAATAATTCAAGATATGAAAGAAAATCTACCAACTGATTTATTATTATCATTAGCAGCCTTTTCAACAGGTGCTTATGGTTTTGAAGAATTTGAAAACGCTTTGCCAAAAAGCCAAAACACAGGAATGTGCATTGAAGGAATTCAAAGAAGTGGTCATTTACTTGATTGGATAAATATTATGAGCTATGATGCCGGAAATACGTACGACCCATTGATAGCTTTTAAAGCTTATAGAAAATATTTTTCGGGTCCTTTAATGTTAGGAGTCGAAGTTCCACCTGAAGCATGGGGTGGTCATATAATTACTTTAAATGAAGTTGAAAAATATGTAAACTGTATTCTTGATGATGAACAAACTAACAATGGTATATTTGTTTGGAGTTATAAAAAAACTGGCACACCTTCATGTTCAAATATAATAAACGAATGTTTAAATGTTTTCAAATCAAATCCTCTAAAAGTTATAAATGGATGGCAACCTGGAATCACATATAATGCTGGAACTAGTGTAATTTATAACGGTGAAATGTACATTTGTAAGACAACTCATCCATCAAATTCATTCACGACACCAGGTATAAATTTATGGGTTAGTAAAAATATAGTACAACCACAAGTTGCAAAAACAATAAAAAATAATCCTATTCAACAGTGGAAAGAAAATATCACTTATAATACCGATCAAATAGTTTCTTATGATTCTAAATTATATAAATGTTTGATATCACATACTAGTATAACCTCGTGGTTTCCAGGAAATGAAAATAAATCACTATGGCAATCAATATAAAAATTTCAACCAAAATCTTGCATATCTTATTATATCTTCCTTCTTTACTTTCAATGATTTAAAATAATCTATTGCAGAATCTCCACTTGTAGATTTTTTAAATAAAAATTCGACTTTGTTTACATCTATATTTTTACCTTCCAAAATCAGAAATCCTCCAACTAATGCGGCAGGATTTAAATTTTTTATCTGATCTTCAGTAAAACTGTCTTCTATTTTTTCATTTATAACACGCGAATCGTTTTTTATATTATTTCGTCTTAACATTGGAATATCTCTGTTAAAATAATCATCGAATAATGTACTACAAATAATTGAAATACTATTAGTCATAAGTTCCAAAGGTGATCTATTTCTTCTCTCTCTTTTTTTCATGAATTTTTCAGCATTTCTTGCAATTGTTCTTTTTTTAGAATTTATTTCTTGATGCATTTTATTTTTACCTATTTTATTTTAAATTTTAAAATTTAAAATATATATTTGCTTTTATTATAATTATTTCAAATAGAATCGTTCTATTATTTTCTTTGTTTTTTACAACATGTTAAATATAGGCTTATAATTGTAATTCCTATTAATAAATATTTGAAAGGACACATTTTTTTTATTAAATAAAAAATAATATTCTAAACAATTTTTGCATTTAAATTAAACTATACAACACTTTTTTTCACACAATATAATAAGGACAATTCTTATCATTTTCATCTGTACAATAAGGTCAAAATTCCTTAGGTCTTGGATCCATATATTCCATTACATATCCATTATCTAGCTTTGGCGGAGAATCTGCTTCGGGTGGTGAATCAAGTCTTTTATCGTACCAACTCTGTTCAAAATTTTTTTCTTCCATAAAAGATATATCATTAACAGAAACTTCTGCATCTTCATCTATTGGAGTTGGGGGACATCCGCTTTGCCACGAAAAATCATCAGAAATTATATTTTGAATTATATACACCAAATCATCATTCATTGTATGGTAAAAATACCAATTACAATACATCCCAGATCCAGATGCTACAACCTCGCAAGATTCTCCTTTTTTTTCGTAAACTCTTTTATAATCTTTAGGAGATATATAAAGTTCTCTATATTGGCGGTGTATTGGAGCCTCGGGAATAGTTAATACAATCTGTTCAAAGTCCATGTTTTTTAATAGGTCTGAAAAATAGTTAAAAAAAATCTTAAAAAAATCATTTTTTTTGAAAAAATGAAAGTTTAGGAAAAAAATGAATATATAGGCGGAACTGGTTTACTAAATCCTCGTCTTCTTAAATTCTCGATTGCTTTTGCCGCGGCTTTTTGTTCTGCATCTATTTTTAATGATGCCATTCCTTCACCTAAAATCTCTTTTTTTCTTCCCAAATCTTGAATTATCGTAGAACATGTAATCTTCTCTTCAATGTTTTTGTTCGAATCATATTTCAATGTTCCCAAAACATCCGAACCAAAAAAATCAAACAATTCTTTTAGTCTTGTTTTAGCATCATATAAATCTTCATATTTCAAAGATATATGAATTTTATCAAATAAACTCTCAAGAATATTATAAACTACTGAATATCCAACACACTCACGTATTTTAGTATCTATTAAATATTCAGTTGCTCCAATGAATGCCTCAAACGCATCTTCTAACAAAGGCTTCTTACAACGACTTCTCTCTTCTTCTGAAGCTGTAATAAAATTCCAGAATCCCAAATTTTCTGCAATCGATGAAAAAGATTGTTTCGCACCATAGTTTATTCTTAAACGAGCAACAACTTTAACACCCTGTGAACACATTAATTTGGGAAATCTTCTATGCATATACCACACTATAAATTTATTTGCAGAAATGTCACCTAACTGTTCAAAAACTTCATAGTTGTCATTAATATCTGCAGTATCTGAAGTAAATGCTTTACTGTACACAGCTAAACTATCATCATCAACTAACATGTTGATATAATGCATTTTTAATTTAGCTTCTTTCAGCAAATTAAAAATTAGTTCCTTGAAATCAGATCCTCTAGATCCATAATAAATCACTTTTACTTCGTCTGAATTAGATGATCTTACTGACATTATTTATCTTTGTTACTTTTTATTTAGAAAAAAAAGATTTTTTTCAATTTTTTTATACTTTTAAAAATTGTATTAAATTTTAAAAGCTCAGTCTATAAAGACTTAGTTTCTAAATGCGAAACTACTTTTCCTCTAGAAAATTTTTACAAAGACCAGATGGTTATCATAACGATTGTACAAAATGTAAAGCAAAACTTCTTTCTAAAATTAAAAATAGTGTTTAAATATATTATTTTTATAATATATTTTATAATAATAAAAATGCCTACAAATAATCCTGGTGCATGTTCTAATTGTAATATTCAAAATTCAAACCCAAGTATAAATAATAATTCAACTAATCCTCAAACTCATGATTCAAATACGGTTATTATACAAAAAAGATATAATCCTGGTTTGTTACTTAATACAAATTTAAATACAAATTCAGCTGTAAGTTCAGTTCAAAATGTTGCCCAACAAACTAATTTCAACATTGGTTCGTCATCATCTCTACAAAAATCAAGAACGGCAAATCAAAATAACTCGTTGTTGAATACAAATTTAAGCACGAGTGATATAATTAGTGATGTTCAAGATGTTGCTCAACAATCAAGATTTGACACAGGTGCATTATCTCAACAAAAAAAAATGACCCAGACTGCCAATGAAAACACTTTAAATATTTTGAAAAATGTATTAGATGTCCAATCTGATATAGTCAATATTGATAAAACCTCTCAAAAACTCAGAAAAAACGCTAGACAATCATCCTCTAAAAGTTTAAATATATCTCCTACATCAAATGATACATCTAAAGTTGCTTTAAATAGCTTGAAATCAACTGGTAGAACTGAAAAAAAAACAACCGTCGAACAAAAACAAAAAAAGAAACAAGACAACAATCAAAAAAATAGAATTAGAAATAGAAAAGCCAAATCTGTTGGTACAGATCTCGCATCCTCTACATCATTTAAAGCAAAATTTGAAGTTCTTTTACAACAAAATATTGCTACTGAAAGCCCAAATATTGAATACAAAATACCATCAAAATTTGATGGTAGAAAAGTTTGGGCTGATTATATCTCGGATACAAGAAGTCAAGGAGTATGTGGATCCTGCTGGGCCTTTTCCAGTATATTCGTGTTAGCTACGAGATTGTCAATTTATTCTAAGGGGAAATACAATTATATTTTATCTCCCGCAAAAATGATATTCTGTGGTTTAGGTGCTTTTGAAAATAACGATGATAAATTTTTAGATAATATCAAGACAGACTTGGAAAACGGTTCATTTTATGATTTTAAAACTTCTGAAAAAAAGAGTAATACAGTTTATGGATGTTCTGGAGAAAATTTAATCAATGCCTGGCAATTTTTATTTAGATATGGTGTTCCAGAAAATGATTGCTTTCAATACGGTGATGAATCAAATAACGATGGTTCATATTTTGACTTAACCAATACGGAAGAACTTCCATTTTCTTGTTCAGATTTATCTTCTCTGTCATACGATACCTGTCCAACTACAAAAAAAAGAATGATTTCACATAGAGCTGGAGGATTTTATTTAGTCCCAGGAACTAAATCTTCTGACGAAACAAAACCTCAAGGCACTGAATATAATATAAGAAAAGAAATATATAAATGGGGTCCATGTACTTCTGGTATGATGGTATATCAAGATTTCATAGATTGGAATGGACTGGGAATCTATGAATACGATGGATTTTCACAAAAAGTTGGAGGTCATGCAATCGTATTAATGGGATGGGGGGAAGAAGAAAATGGAAAAAAATATTGGATAGTTAGAAATTCTTGGGGAATTGAATGGGGTGATAAAGGATATTTTAAAATTTTAAGAGGAACTAATCATTGTGAAATTGAAGAAAATGTAATCGTGGGATTTCCAAATATTCCATCCATTCGATTATTTTTAGATTATCCTCTTTTATACCAAAAGGAAGATTTTATAATTCAAAATCTATGGCAAATTCGCGATAATGGAATCAAAGAAACAACATTAGAACAATTAGCGTTAGGTAAATTAAATGAAATTGATATTTTAAAAAACAATTCTTATTCTTATTCTTCAGATTTTCCAAATTTTTACAAATTTATCGCAGGTAAAATTATAAAAGAAAAATATACAAAAAAAATATATAGGAATTATATTCATAATAATAAAACTTTTAAATTTACTCTACTTGTAATTTTATTTTTTATTTTATATTTTTTATAAATAAAGTGAAATGAAAAGAAGTAAAAAACGTAGTAAACGTAGTAAACTCGATGGAAGAAAAGGTGTAGAATCCAATGATTTTATGGTTGTATCATTAAAAGGATGTCCTTACTGTAATTCAGCAAAGGAAATAATCATAAATGATTCTAATTCAACAATAATAAATTTAGATTTAAATTCAAATGATACAGAACAAAAAAAATTTTGGAATAAATTTGTTAAAACACAATTTAAAAAAAAACATGACACATTTCCAAAAATTTTCAGAAAAGGTAAATTTATAGGTGGATATACTGAACTACAAGAAATAATTTAAGTATTTAAAGATTTAATTGAAAAAGAAAAAATGTCAAACGTTACAGTATACAAATTAAATAATATAAAACAATTAATTGATTTGAATAAGGATAAGAAAAATTTCGAATTAGATTTTCAAGTTGAATCATCGGATGGTAAACATTTTGATGCATTGGTTGTAACTCAAGAAATGTTAGATTCTGAAACTCCATTGGAATATCAGAAAGCTGAAGGTTTTATATCTGGTAAAATAGTTGCAGACAAGGATATATATCAAAATTATTTTTTATTGTTAAAATCAAGTGAACCAGTTGACTGTAGAGTAATATTAAATATAAAAGATATACTTCCAAATTTTCAACAACAGAACGTAAACGGTGATAATAATTTTCAACCGCAAAAAATTATAGAAAAAGAAAGAGATCATCCTATTTTAAAAAAAACTAAAAATAAACAAGTAAAAAAGTCATGGTTTACATTCAGAAATTTAATATTTGCAGGATTAATTTTATTAGGAGCAGGATTAATTTGGTACTTTTATTTTTATAAAAAAAAGACAGAAGATAAAGAATATTCTACTTCAGTTCAACAAGAAAGTTTAAATACAAATAATATTACAAATGAAATGAATGCTAAATTTGATAAAATGTCAGAAACATTATCTGACGGTTTAAATTCAAAACTTTCTAAAAATTTACTAACTATAAATGATAATATTAGTAATAAAATTTCTGAAATAGGTGAAGGAATTTCAGCAAAAGTTTCAGACGGTCTAAATAGTCGTGTAGATAATTTAAACAATAGAGTTGTTGATAATTTAAATAATCTTGTTCCAAAATTAACCGATGGTATAAATACAAAATTTGATAACATTAGTAGCAAAGTTGATAATCTTGCACCAAGAATTTCAGACGGTTTAAATAGTAAATTTGATAACATTAGTAACAAAGTTGATGGTATTGGACCGAAAATTTCAGACGGTATAAACACAAAATTTGACAACATCAGTAACAAAGTTGACGGTCTTGCACCAAAAATTTCTGACGGTTTAAACAGTAAATTTGATTCTTTAGCTCCAAAAATTACAGATGGTATAAGTAATAAAATTTCAGAATTAAAGGATGGATTAACCGACGGTTTATCAAATAAAATGTCTGAATTAAAAGAAGGAATCTCAGATAATATATCATCAAGATTTTCAGATAATATCGGCGAAATTAAAACTCAAATTGAAAAAATAAAAATTCAATCAAAAAATGACATTGGTAAAAACGATGCTATTCTAAAAAAAATCAAGGATTTTAAAATTCCAGATCAATGAGGGGTTGTGGGGGTATGGT